CAGGCCCTGACCCACTCAGCCGGGATGATGACGCTTTCGACCGAGCCGGCGTAGTCACGGTCGATCTCGCGAGCGAAGACGTGCAGCAGGCCCTCGGCCTCCGCCTTCTGCCGCTTGGTATCGTACCACGCCTGATCCTTCTCGGGATGGTCGCGCCAGTCCATGACGAACACACGCGTGCGGCCATGTTCGATCTGCACTCCAGGCGCCCAGTCCGACCCAGCTTCGCGGCGACGGTTGAACACGTTGCCCAGCGGGCCCACCGACGAGATGTCGATCTGACAGCGCGTGTTCTCCGACAGCGCCGACTCGATCTTCTCGGGGTGGACGTAATGGCTGCTCTCGTCCTTCAGATACCAGAGCTTGCGGCCGCCGCGGCCGATGTTGTCGCCGCAGTCTCCGGTGATGGTCGCCTCGTTCTCCGGATTGATGATCCGCATGAACGAGCAGTGGTCGCGGAAGCTGAACCCACGTGGCAGGAACTCAGTCGGCAGATAGCCGAGGCTACGGCGGATCTTCTCGAAGATTGAGTCAGGGTCTCCGATGTGGTCGACCGTGTCCTGATCACGTGAGCCCCAGCCGGTCGCTGACCCAGGACGGAAGCGCCATAGCCAGATGGTCACCCAGATGCACACCCAAGTCGCACCCATCTCGCGCGACTTCTCGACCAGCCCCGATTCCTGGAGCATCAGGCATTCGACCAGGAACTGGACCAGCTGCTCCTGTCGCCCGAACAGGATGAACGGCATTGTGGTCAGTCGGTTCAAGTCCATCGCCAACCGCGGGTCATAGGTCACGGCCCAATGGTTGATGAAGTCGCAGATGTGGTCCTCGTCGCTGTAATAGGCGAGGGCGCCTTCCTTCAGTTCCTCGTTCTCGCGGATCAGCACAAGCTGTTGCTGCCGCCATGCCAGCACCTTGACATAATCCGGCGGCCAGTCGCCGCGCTCCCACACGGTACGGGGCGGGTCCAACGATATGCGCTGGCGAATGGTCATCGCTTCACCAGACCACGCAAGCGACCAGCCAGCAAATCGTCGCCACAAGCGATGCAGATCGAACGACCAGGGCCGCCCATGCCGTCGATTGCCTCACCGCACAGATTGCAGCTGCGAACCGCCGCAGTCGTGAGCCATGACATTCCTGGATCGAGTGGCGATTGTGAAACGCGCTTGAGGTCGTACCACTCGCGTTTCTGTTCGGGCATGGGAAGCTTCAACGCCCCAACAGGAACAGGATCACGACAAGCACAACCAGCACCATGGCCATGTCCCACATCAGCGTCTACGTCCGGAAAGCACCAGGCCCAATCCGACCAGGAAGATCACAAGCAGTATGCCGACAAGCACGGATTCGGGCAGAGTCATCTACGACGCTTTCGCGTGCAGCTTGAGCGCGCACAGACGAATGATCGCCCGACGCGTCACGTCGAATGTCGGAGACTCCGGCCCGACAGTCTGCTGACAACAGTCGCAGCGAAACGCATGCTCTCCATTAGCTCGCCTAACATCTGAGAACGGACCCAAGTGCTGCGTCGACGGACAGGGCATGGGCGCGATACATGCTGGCGCGGGATATGGGCCGCTCACCAGTCTGTCATGGTGGTACACGGACTTGAACATACCACCCTCAGGGCTATTCCAAATGCATGTGTATAAGCTGTCGGCATGCAGGACAATTACTTCCATGACCGGGCCCAGGCCTTCGCCTCCGGGCCCAACATCGATCAGCCGCACCTTGTCTCCCAGCTTAAAGCGCATGCTCACTGCACCCACTCCAGCTGAGCCCACGGCACCAGAATGATCGATGTTCCAATCCGCACCGGCGCCACTTCCTGGATGTCAACGTCATTGCGCGCAACGAAGACACCGCGCGTCCCCTCGGGGAGCAGTTCTCTCGGCTGTCCGGAAAAGAAGGTCTGGATCGGCGCGGTCAGCACCACCTCAGCTCCATCGTAGATGTCGCCGATCACTTCGACACACAGAGCCTTCAATCGTCCTCGGACTCGATCTCGTCGAAATAGGTCATCGACACGCTGGTGCTCGACTTGAGCGCTGGCTTGTCATAGATCCGACTGCGATCGCCCTTGAGGGATTGCTTGCGCGCCCAGGTCGCGCCCATCACACGCGACTTCTCGATCACCACATTGCGTGCCTCGCGGAACTTGGCCAAGTCGACGACTGGCGCTGCCGAGCACGAGCGACGTCCCCACGCCGAGCAGATCGTGGGCGTCGGACAGCCGCCACAAGTCTCGAACTCTTGGCTCATGTCACATGCTCCCGACCTGTCTCAGGCGCGGACGGCGGCTCCTTGTCGGAGAAGATCGGAGAATCGGCGAGTGGCATTGCCAAAAGCTCCGGGTGCGAGAAGGGGGAGTGGGTCGGAGGGCCTCCGGGAGGATTCTGACCCTCCGACCACACCTCGGAGACAAAGCTTTGCGGCGGGTACGCATTACCTGGACGGGTGCCGCAGTCATTGCCATCCGAAAAGAACGGATCCGCCCGGGAGTGGGGGGACGGGGGAAGCGCAAGGGGCATTGGCTTCCCACACAAGAACGTCCGGGGTGTAGGCACGGAACGTTCGGACTCTCCCGGGCGGATCCTTTGGAGGCGCCTGCCGGCTTCGGGTGTCGGGGGGCTAACGGCAGCCGACAAACGCCTCGCAACGAAACTTTGGGAAAACCCCTGCCGACCAAACTGAGCGATGCCAACCCACAGCAGATCGGCAGGGGGACTTGCAGGCCTTCACACCTCGATCATATCAGTGCACATCTGAGCTGTAGATCAGGCGAGATCGCAGCACCGACACCCGCACACTACGGTAGACCGGAAAGCGGACGTAGACATAGCGGCTGCCGTTGTCGCCATCCACGAAGCCATGCGCTCCGTCAGGGATCAGCAGGTCGGGCTGGTCGTATTCGCCGAGCACGAGCACAATGCCACGCAACATAACCACATCGACAGGGTTCTGCGCGATCAGCTTCCTCTCGGTGACGAACGTGAATGTACGGCGCTGCGGATAAACGCGCAGCGCGTCCAGCACCGCCTGGTCGGAGTAACAGTCGCGCATCGCGGGGATTGCTCCGGTGGCCGTCATCGCCGCGCCAGCTCCTTTTCCCGGCGTTCCTCCTCGGCGTGCTCCGCTGACGGATCGACGTCGAAAACAAAGCCGAAACGGTCCTGGTTATTGTGAACGAATGAGCCGATGGCCTCGATCATCGTCTTACCGCGTCCGACAGGTGGCGAACCGGTCAGGCTGGGATCGTCGACCATGAACTGGTCGCCTTCCCGTGCTGATCCGCAGCCGCGTGACCTTCGTCCGTTCCTTAAGGTTGGTGATTTCCTCTGATCGCTCCGCGAGTGTGCGTCGTAGCCGCATTATTTCAGCGCTGTCGTTGTAGTAACTCACGACTTCACCCCCTTCCCCCCTTCCCACCTTCCACGAAGCCGTCCCGGCACGTATCTGCGGCCGCATTCCAGAATTTTCTATCGTCAGTCCAGCGCATCGCCGCGCCCTTCATTCCGCGCCAGCACATTCGGCCGCAGCGCTCACAGCACCGCCGCTCAGAGCCATATGGCTGGTTGTCTTGCGTTACCAAATGCAGCGGCTCGCTCATGGATTCCGCATCGATGCGGCGCGCAACGTCGCCTCGGAGGGCTTGGCACGAACGTAGTCACTGCATGCGAGCGGATCGTCAGAACCATACTTCGGTCTGAATTGCCCTTCGCCATCCGCCAACCACGCCCAGTTCGAGCGTTGCTCACCAGTCGTCATGTCGTAGTCGCGGCAGCACCGGTGGCAGAAGAATTTCCGATCGCGCCGATATCTCCGCGGCTTGACTAGGCAGTTTGGGCATCGGCCATGTTCATCGAGCTTCATAGCCATAAATGCCTGCACGGCCATCAGTGCGTCCTCCCGTTCACCCTCTCGGGTCGCACATCAGCCATATCGACGGGGTCGTGCTCGATCACGCGCGGTGCCGGCAGCTGGGCTGGGGTAGCACGCAAAGTCTGCAGGTAGCGTTCCAGCGCGTCCTGGACATTGGTGTTCTCGTCGATCTCCTCCACCGGCCGCTCAGTAAAGTCGCCACGGATATGCAGCGGCAGGAGCATGGCGAGCAGTCTGGCGAATGACGGCGGGTGCCGCATCTCCAATCGCTTGAGGAACCCCACCAGCCCGTTCAGCCCCTCACCATCCTCCCCGATCTGTTCCGCTGCCATCATCAGCGCGGTCTTCAGGTTGGAGGTCATGCGATTCCCCTGGCCAGGCTTACGTCCGGATCCCTCCGGCTTCGTCATGCCCTTATGCCAATTGGGATTGCCCTTGTTATTCTTCCGGCCATCCCTGACATCGGGTTCTGGCTCAGTGGTGATAGGCCTTTGTCGTATTGCTCTGCGCATTGCGGTTACTAATCTAAGTTGGAAAAACTCTGTTAGCTTAGAGCTGCCACGAAGTTGCGCGCTTCTCTGCCGTCTGTCGTGACCTGCCACCGGTCGTTCTTCAGCTCCACAATGCTGTGGTCATGGAAGCAGATCCGCTCGGACTGCGTAACCACCGCATAGCGAAACCCATCCGAGTGGCTATTCCACGGCATCTTCAGGATGGTTTCGCTGCTTGTGCCGCTCATCTTCTTTTAAGCTCCGGGAAAATAGGCGCCCCGTTTCGTCCTTGATCACGGGGCCACGATCCTGGCCGACCCGTCCTCCGTTCTTCGCGAGGACTGACATGGCCATTTGCCGGAACGTTTTTGCGACCCGGCGGGTCAGCTCACCGATTCCACCACCGCCACAGCCGCCCATACGCCTGGCTGATCCTTCCGGCGTTCTGCGCTTCCTGGATGGCCTGGACCGTTCGCCCCACCGTGGCTTGGCCACGGCAGTCGCAGCTGATCTCATGCAGTTCGTGGCGCGTCAGCATCGAAGAACTCGACCACGTCCCAGGCGGATGCCGACTTGAGCCCCATCACCCGGAACAGCGGGTCATTGAATGCGATCGTGCCGGCCCAGAAGCGGTCATGCTTCCCATGCGTGCGCAGGGACTTGGCCGGGCGATTCTCCACCGCATAGAGCGGTGCGAGGGCCTCGTCACGAAACCTCACCAGATCCGCCCAGCGTTCCAACTTCTCCTTGCGAGTGGACAGGCCTGCAATCACGCCGTCTATCTGCTTGATGTCCTGGTGCTTCATAGCTCAAGTTCCCGGTTTCGATTGAATTCATTCCAGCGGGCAGGGCGCCACTCCTGCTCTAAGGGTCGGCCCTGGGTCGGCCACTACCTCTGCTTCCCAATTCAGCCTGTGTGTCTGCTTTCCAACACCGCCGCTGGAACTTTGTCGCGGCCCCTCCCGAAGGCTTGCGAGATGTCTAGTCGTAGCCCATAACCGCGAGCGGGAACGGTCCAGGACATCTACCGCGATCAGTTGGTGCGCCGGGAGAGATTTGAACTCCCACTTACTGCTTTTTGAGGGCAGTGCCTCTACCAATTGGGCTACCAACGCTCATCGTCTTCAGTCTATGGTGTTCTTTGCGATGGCAATTAGCGCAAAGAACTATGCACTTTTTGGCTTCTTCCATTCCCGCCAGCAAGCTCCTGCCTAGAGCATGCGCGACGCATTCTTCCTTATCATCATTAGGATGATGAAAGTCGAGGCATATCGGATCATTCTCAGGACAATGCGCACAACCCAGCCCAGCTTTGTATATGTTGATAAACTCTCTAGCTATTTTCCTGGATCGCTTGTTGTTTTCTTTCGATCTCGCTTTATACAAAGCTTTATGCTTTTGATAGTGCCTTCTAGCATATGCTTTGGCTTCTAGCGGATCGCGGTAGCTCATTGCACGGATTTTGAGCCCGCCGCCTCTGCCAATTGGGCTACCGGCGCATTCGGTGCGTCCATCCGCACCGCCACATAGTCCTCATATCGCTCGCCGAACCATTCGCCAACAAGGATGTACGATGGCTGATTGTGCTGATTGCCCTTGCGGGTGCAGCGAATGTCCAGCCCATATTCGTCACGCAGCGAGCGCATGACACTATGCAGACTGCGTCCGCTGAACTGAACAGGGCACCCGCGATTCTGCTGCAGCTTGTCGTAGATCTCCCGGCGGTGCGTTCCCTCGCACGGGATCGGATGCGTCGGCGGGCCTCCGGACCCCTTCAGCTGCGAGACGGTCGAGAAGTGCAAATTGATTCCTCCGGTGTCGGAGCGTCCGTAGCGGTCGACCAGGATCTTCGGCTCCTGCAACAGGATACGGATCAACTGTGTGATCTTTCTGACGCCGAGCTTCCGGTAGAGACGTTCTCGATACGAGCGAGCAGTGTAGTACGAGATATTCAGTTCCTTGGCGATCTGCTTCGACGACATGCCTCGCATCAGCAACTGAGCCACGTCGTTCTCGCGCGGATACAGCTTCAACATTTCACGGACCATCCCGTTTTTGTTTGCTCACTGTAGTCATATCGAAGTCAGGCCAAAGCTCCTTCGCTTTCTGAACAGCTGGTCCATGAATGATCTTGCTGATGCGTTCGCGCGGCACGCCGTTCTCGGCCAGGATCCAGGCGACGCCGTAAAGGAAACCTTCGACCTCGCTGCGCTGCATCCCCTTGTGTGGAAGGACGAGCGGCTCGGACTCGCGCGGCGGAAGAATCTCTTGGTCTGGTGTGCTCATCTAAAGCTACCGCACCCGGAGTGGCGCGGGCGCAGCTTCGACAGCGTCGAGGGGCAGTGTCACAGCCCTGGTTGCTCCCAGGATCTCCATCAGCACAGCCACGCGACTCGTCCCTGTCATGCCCTTATACCAGCAAGTCTCGCCTTGCAATAGTCCTGTTCGGACGAGTAGAGTCTGACCGAGCGTGAACTCCGGATCCGGAAGCTCAATCATCCCCTTCCTGTTAGCTCGCGCCTGCAGCTCCAGAATGATCGGCAGAGGCACGATTTCCGGAGTCCCGCTGCGTTTCACCACACTGACCACGCCATAGGTGGACTCCAAAAAGCGCCAGCGGCCGGTGATCCGAACAAAAATGTAGCTGGGGAACATCGGGACTATCTTGTCCCGCGCATCTACTGCGAAAGGCAAGTAGAAAGGGAGGCCCTGCCGCTGGATGTTCTCGGCGGCATACTGCTCGCGCCGCGCCTTGGTACGAGCCAAGATCCACTGCGGTTCCTCATCGGTCATGTCGAGGGCTCCATGAGCATCGAAAGACACTGCTCGACAACGGTCTCCTTGATCTCCACCAGCTCATATCTCAGATCACTGCGTCGCACCGCTTTCAATATTTGGCCGAAGAACGCGTCCGAGTCGCCCACAACGCGCGTCTCGAATGGATCGAACGTGGCTCCCGGCCCGATCTCCAGCCGAGGACTGAAAATGCGCAAAGTCCTCATTTGTATACCTCCAGCTCATCTTCGCACATCCGCATATCCCATCTGAACATCTGGGCGACGTGGAACCAGCCCTCCGCCGACAGTTCAGGCATCTCCACGTCGCATCTGCTCGCATTCTCACGTCGATCCGTCAAGTCGACATCCAGATGAACCTTGATCTGTCGAGCAAGCTCCGGATACTTGATGATCTTCGTTCCAAGATCCGGACGCAGATAGACCCACTGACTTTTGCGGTTCTCGGGCATCGCGTGCCGACAGTCAGTGATCGCAAATATCCCGGTGCCAACAAACGGCGTCTCATTGGTGAGCAGCCACTCCTCGAACGTCTTTCCACGAACGCTGGCGTGTTGCGCCGCTTCCCACGCCCGCTCAATCGGCCCGTCGCCGTAGCGATGGACATGCGGCAGGAATTTGTAGAGCGACCACAGGCGTGCGACCGGATTGCGCACCACGCCCAGCCGGGGCCAACGATCGTATCCCTGCGGCACGCCGTCGGCTTCCATGTGGCGGTAGAGCATGAACGAGCGCGGGTACTTCTCAGCGATCGCCCTACGCAACGACCCCGAGCCGGTGCGTGGGACCAGCAGGACAACCCGTTCGATTTCCGGAATGATGATCATGCTCACCCCAACGACGCGCGAACGCGCATGAGAATGCGGCCAAGATGGTTCTCGCCGTCGCCAATCGGACATTGTCCCCAGAACACGTCACCATGCTCATTGCCTTCGATCAGGTCGAGCGGCGAGGTAGCGACGAGCAGTGCCGCGAGCTTCGGGTCCTCGAACTTGATCCGCACAAGCTCATTCATCAGCGGGAGCTTGTATTCATGCCAGTCTGGGCGCGGATATTGCACCCGATGGCCGAGGCGCTTCGCCTTTCCCGGCGTCAACGCCATCCATATGGCGTGTCGCTCCACAGGCGAAAGCGACTTCATCGCCTGGTAGGCGTGCTCCACGGTCGGGTATTCGTACTCCCCGTAACGGATCTTCGCTGGAAAGAAGTTCGACAGGAAGCCGTAACGGCCTCGAAACCAGGTGATCGCGGTCATTGGACAATCGTCCCGGGTGGCGTGATCTCGGCACCATTCAGCTCAAAATGGACCACGGACCCTGTCGCAGCTGCCTGACAAAACGCTTCATACATCTCCGCAGCGCCTTGATCCGAGCCGCAATCGAACCTGATCACCACGCTGGTTCCTTGCAGCTCAAAAGTCCACGGGCCGGTATCGCGTTTCACTGCTTGCGTCATTGCTCGATCCTTCCGCGCCGGATGCGGCGCCGCAGTTTGCGTTTCCACCACGCGCGCTGGCCGGCACGCCAGCGCAGATAGCGACGTCCCCAGCGGGACACGGCATCCACCTCGCTCCCCGACATGCGTTGCTTGGTCATTCTGTCACCATCACGACAATCCATGGAGTTCCATGCGGTTCAGTGAACGGTCGTCCGGAATGATCATTCACCGAATCGTAGTGCTCCTTGCGAGCCACTCCAAGATCAATTGCCTTGTGAACAATCTTTTGCCCGATATCGTTTCCCGCCACACCTGAGATGAATGCACTGTGCAGCACCCACTTGATGAACTCGCCGCGCGCCTCGTCGAGGCGGTGTCCAGCGTCGGCTGCCGCGATCACATCGACCTTGACTGCGATGCCATCGTCATCGGGACGACTGTCCAGCAAAACGAACCGGCCGTCGTCGAACTCGCGCTCGCCTCGAAAGTAGATGTCCTCGCCGGCCGGGGCCTCGGGCCGGTAGGCAACGACACGATCATTCTCCTGCAGTCCGGGCCCGGCCGATACGGATAGCGGACCTCGTCCAATCTCGATGTACCGGCGCCCGGTCTTGGCGTGAAGCCACGTTCTCATCTGACGCGTCTCCTGCTTTTCCCACACGCATTGGTCATATTGGAGGGAGGGGTCACGTCTTTTCCAGGAAGGAGCGAGGATCGGCATCGATCCAATCGCACAGCAGGAGGAAGTTTCGGCTGTCGACGGGACGTCCAGTCTCGGCACGCTGATACGCTGCCAGACTCACACCAGCGAGACGTGCCGTATCACGAAAGGAACGCTGCATTTCATCACGATCCGCTCGCAATTCACGAGCGAGTCGTGCCCATGCGACAGATGGCTCTGATTTCACTGACATGTTCCGCCTGCGGGTCGGCAGTTGTTCCACACACGATACAACACGTACCGCAGACGAAGTCAATCCGTCTTGTAGTGCGGAGATCCAGGCATCAGACAGCTACCCTCGCACTGCGACCAGTTGTCCCCGCTCTCACATCCACACTTCGGGCATTTGATGATCGGGCCGTTCTCCGCGAGGATCTGATCAGATAGCTGATCCTGCAGCTCCTGATCGGACATCTCGCTGGCGGGCTTGGGTGCAGCGCTTGGCGCCTCCTTCCCGGCCGGGGCGAGGGCGGCGTTGACCAAGTCGATGATCCGTTGTTTCGATCGTATCTCGGTCGCCATGTCACTCGTCGTGACACCAGCCTCGGCGGATATTTCCCGCAGTGCCGCGTCCTTGGTCGCGAGGTCGTCGTAGTCCTGCGTCAGAGCAAGCCCCAAGCCCTTCCAACCCACATACGGATCCTCTCCGGTGAAGTGCGCGCTACGCATGCAGATAACGCTTTCGACGCAGTCGGCGGCCTCACGGTCGATAGCGTTCATCTGCTCAATCTTTGCATTGGCGCCATCAAGTTGCCCCTGAAGTACAGCTGCTCTGCCGCGCACGGCCAAGATCGCACAGTCCTGAGCGGCGAGGATGTCGGCGGCCTTCTTGACCATCGCCGCCCAGTCCAGTCTCTGCTGCCCGGCCCTTGCCACGTCTTGATAATGGCTTGAGACATTGCGCTCGCCGATCTTCTGCAGAGTGTCGCCGTAATCCTTCAGCTGCTTGATCAGTTCTGCCAGCTCCGCATCCGAAACCGGCGACTGCTCCTGCAGCACCAGCGTGCGGATAAGCTGGCCCTGCGGTCCGTCAAGAATGGTTCGGGCCAGTTGCTCGTTCGGTTTTCTGCTCATTGGTTTTTCCTCCGTTTCAAATCCGCGGTCACTCTTTCCAATTCTGCCAGATTGGCTGCTTCCTCGGCCTCGGCTTTTTCCTCGTACTCATCGACGACCTCGGAAAGTACTGTGAGAATGCTGATCGGCGGAGCTGCTCCCAGAGATGATTGACATCGCACGAAGCGCTTTGTGCGCGCACTTGAGCGCCTTCAGCTTGTCGGAAACGCTGCTTGCTCATCGGTTTGCTTTGCCTCCCACAAGTTCCTGCTGATGGTCGAGTACGTGGCGATTGCCGAGTTCGATGTTGCGCGCTACGACTTCCAGCGCCTGCTCAGCAGTGGTTGTGCGCTGGTCCTGCAGTGCTATCAGCTTGCCAACAACGTTTGCAGCAACCGCCAACACTTCCATCGCAGTCATGCTGTCGGCATGTCGGTGAATCAGCTCCGCGAGTTCCTGGTAAGCGATTTCATGCTCAGCCTTGGCTTCAAAAATCATCGGTTTCCCCTTCCTTTCGGATAAAGCCGGACGCCGGGAGATCCCAGCGCCAGCGCGATCTCGTCCTTGTTGAACGTCTGCGTCATGTGTTCTCGAAAGTGATAGACGGACTCGCCAAACAGTTGTGCGGCCTCGACCTGTGTCTTGGTCGCAACCAGCACGCGCGTCTGGCCTTCGCGCAGCATGACGAGTCCGCCCCACACGTTCAGCTTCTTGCGCGGGCGCTTCATCGCCGCTCCTTGTCCAAGTCCCAGTCCGCAAGATCCCCCATTTCAAGATCCTCCGACACATCTGCTGGCCGCTTCAGCACAGCTGCGTGAGGAAATGAAGTAAAGTCCATCTGGACCAGCTCCCATCCCTCCTGGCCTAGCCGGTCCAGGTCCTTGACCCATCCGTCAGGGCCACCAGCCAAAGTCTCTGTGTAGTACTCCCATTTCCTCGACATCTGAGTCCTCCGTCAGGATTTTTCATCACAGCTGGTCATATCTCCGCTAGCTTAAAATCCTTCCAGGGCTGGCCAGGACAACGAGGAAAACCTAAACTGGTTTGCAACGGCAGGTGAGGGAAGCAGGCATACCATGGCCTAGCAAGGACCATGGTATGAGCTTTGCAACTGGCGGAGCCTGGTCGCTTAGCATGAGCGTGGGTGGGAGCCCTAAACCTTCCCGGAGGAAGGACAGTCATCTTGAGGCGGGTCGAGCTGTGGCGCCTCATGACTCCCCATGGCTAAGTTCTCGACGGCAGGAGAGACAGCGCATCCACGCGGCGCTGTTCCCCACTCCCGGTCAGGTTCAATGACCTGCGGGTCTCTCGGTCCCCCACGCGGAAGTGGCGCACGACCTCGGACTGATTGGGTGGCCCGTCCGGTCGCTCGTCTCCCGAGCTTCCTGCTGGTGGACCCCGGGTTCACCCGGGATGGGCATGTCGTGTCCGATTTTCTGGCGGGGGAGGGATTGCGCGGAGAGGCAACTTCGTGTACCGTCTTCGCAGTTTCCGTGAGGCCTGCCAGCCCTAAACACGGATCTCCGCCCCGGGATGTGACACGCATCGCCGGGGCATTTCTTTTGTCCCCGATAATCCCCGCCCTTGTCAATCCCTGGAATGCTCCGCCATGCTCGTGCGGTCGCCACCGGTGCGCCGGGCGATATGGAGCAGTAGAACCCATGCTCCGCGCGCTCGCGCGCACCGGTGGGCACCACAGATGGGCAGGGGATGAGTAAGAATACGTACAACGCTGCGCCACGCAAAGCGAAGGCTGTGTTCGTTCCGGCGAACAAGCGCGCCGTGCTCTGCCTCAAGTGCGGCAGCCTGGGCCTCGTCGATCGCGAGCGGGTCAAACCCACCACGCGGTTCCGTTGCACCCGCTGCGGCGAGCTGATGACGCTAGATGTGCCGGCCGACAGGCTTAAGGTACTCCCGCCAGCCGAATCATCCCGCCAAGCAAGCACAGACGAACGACCTGCTTGCAATCCTCCGCCGCGCAAGCGATTGGGGCAGCGCTACATCATCCGGAACCAGTACGCGCTACTCGCGCATGTGTGGACCGGCAACGGTTCGGCGTGCGGCCTGCTCGTCGCCTCCCAGCTAAGCAATCCCGAGATCCGCCGTGACACGCGCGGTCTGGACGTCTGCGTTGCCTGCCTGGAGGGGAAATACACATGATAGCCAAGTGCCCACGCTGCAAAATCGGCGGGTACAAACAGGACCGTGCGTCTGACGGCCGCCCATCTTTTGAATGCACCCGTTGTGGTCATGTGTGGACATGCGGATATAGCGGCGGAATATACGCACAGAAGGACGATTCGATGAGCAACAAGGCGCGACGTCCGATCACCAAGGCGACCTCGGCACTTGTTGGCGCAGGCCCGGCGGAGAAACCGGAGAAGCTGCGGCCGTGGCAGAATCCAACCAATCGCCAGCAGCGCCGTGCGAAGAAACGACAAGAGCGCAAGAAGTCATGACCACGCCAGCTGAGCAGATCAATGCCCTGCTGCCACAGCTGACGCACGAGCAGCTGACGCGATTGATCGCCCGCGCACGCGCACTGCTCCAACTTTCCACGGACCGCGACGAGGAGGTGGAGTCTGGCGAAGTCATGGTGGTCGACGCGATCGCGCGGACGCTGACCGGTATGGGCGTCGAGTGCCCGCACGCCGGCATGCTGATGCGAGCGGTCGACGCCAAGTTTCGCAGGAAGCTGCCCGGGCTGTTGACCTACTTACGCAACGCACATCCACAACGGCAGGGGCAGCTTACCGTACTGAACATGGGGATTGAGCTTCTCTACAAGGATATGACCAACGCGGGATACCCCGTCACAGCGCGGACGCTGATGGGACACGTCCACCGCCTGCCGGCCGCAATCAATCGAGCATTTCCCGGATACGCGCGCGGCGGCAGGCTGCCATGGCTCGTCCGCATCAGGGAGCAATGATCATGATAAAGATCCTGAGGGCAGCCATGGCTGGCGCCTTTATTGGCGTGGTGATTATGCGCGAGAAGAGGCGGACGCCTTGAAAAAAGTACGTACCGAAAAGCTTGCGGATGGCATAACACTTTATTGCGGTGATTGTCGCGAGATATTGCCCACATTGAAGGACGTCGACTTGATCGCGACCGACCCCCCATACGAAGCGGACGCGCATCGCCAAGATCGGAAAATTACTGGTAGGAATAGGACAGGCTTGCCACAACAAGCATTTTCCTTTGGGCCGATAGACTCGATCCGTGATGAAATTGCTGTTAAAATGACGGAAGTATGCATCGGCTGGGTTTTGGCTTTTTGTATGGCGGAGGGTGTTGGTCTGTGGAAACAGTCTTTTGAAGCCGCGGGCGCAAAATACAAGCGAGCTATGATTTGGTTGAAGCCGGATGCTATGCCTCAATATAATGGAGAAGGTCCGGCAGCTGGGTATGAGAGTATTGTAGCTGCTTGGTGCGGAAATGGCCGCAGTCAATGGAATGGTGGAGGTCGTGTCGGCACATTCACCCACAACAAGAATACAGGCGGTAAGCACGAGCACGAAACTCAAAAGCCAGTTCCACTAATGGCAGAGCTGATCACTCTTTTCTCGAACCGCGGAAATCTTGTATGTGATCCTTTCATGGGCTCAGGAACCACGGGCGTGGCAGCTGTTAAACTTGATCGAAGGTTCATTGGCATAGAAGCTGACCCGCGTTATTTCGATATTGCGTGCAGACGCGTTACCGCCGCATTGCGAGAACCAGACATGTTCATAGAACGTCCGAAGATACCCGCTCCGGATATGTTTGCCAGCAGCAATAAAAAGGATCGGACGTGACCATGCCATCAGCAATGCCGACTGCCGCGCAAATAAGGAAGTGGAGAAGAGCCTGGTGCACCCAACGCTCCTCCGCTAAGAGGCGTGGAATCGCATTCACGCTGACATTCGAGGATTGGCTTAGTATTTGGCAGGATTCAGGGCATTTGAAAAATCGAGGACGCATGCTTGGTCAGTTCGTTATGGCGCGGCCAGGGGACGTCGGCTCATACGAAGTCGGAAATGTAATCATAACCAGATGCGAGCAAAATCATATCGACGCAGCTCCCAGAATGCGAGGTATTCCAAAAACACAGGAGCATAAGGAAAAGCAATCAATAGCAATGAGGGGAAGGAAGCTAACATCCGCCCACAAGAAAAAGATATCGAAGGGTCTTCGTGGGAAAACTAAGGGTATTCCTAAATCTGAGGAGCATCGCCGAAAAATATCATTCGCTACAATGGGGAGAGTTGCTTGGAACAAGGGGCTCAAAAAATGACTGAGAAACCATCTGGCGCCCAATGTGAGAATATTATCACGATCCTAGCTCACGACGACCAGAACGGTCGGATCGTCGCCTCTGCGCTCGACGTCGAGGCGCTCGACGGCGAGTACCGCCTGATCGCCGAGCGGTGCGTGACTTACTGGCGGCAGTATGGGCACGCGCCGAAGGCACACACGGCTGATCTGTTCGCGGATATCCTCGAGGATCCGACGAACCGTCGCGCCAGTCTGATCCGCCGCATCCTGATGCAGATGGCGATGCTCTCCGAGGGCATCAATGCCAAATACGTGGTCGACACGCTGCAGCGGAAGAACCGTGAAGGTCAGCTCAAGGAAGCAATCCTTCGCTCCGCTGAAATCATTACGCGGCAGGGCGACAGCTCGATCGAGGATGTCGAGGAAATCCTTGCCGACATCATGCGCGCGCGGAACCAGATGTTCGAGCGCGGCGTCAAGCTAGACGATCCACTTGAGGAATTCATCGAATGGCTACGCAATGACAATCGTGAGTTCTCGACAGGAATTGCGGTCCTGGACCGGCGCGGAATCGTCCCGGCGCGGAAACGTATTTTCCTGCTGATCGGACCTAAGGGTGGTGGCAAGTCGTGGTTCCTGGTCGGCGTTGCCAAGGCCGCATTGCTGCGCCGACTGCGCGTCCTGCATATCAGCTTGGAGAACTCGGAAAACGAAACGCGGATGCGCTACTACCAGTCGCTGTTCGGCGTGCCGCAGCAATCAGCTGAGATGACGCGCGCGCCAATCATCCTCCGCGACGGCAACGGCGACATCCGCGCGATCGAGCACGAGGACGTCCCGGTTCAGTTTGACCTCAACAGCCCGGTGCTCGCCGAGGAACTTGCGGCGCGAATGGAACAGCTGCGCGGCAAGGAGTCCAATCTGATCATCAAGCAGTTCCCCAACCGCGCGCTGAGTGTCGAGATGCTGTCAGCTTACCTCGACAGCATTGAGATGGTTGATGGCTTCATCCCCGACCTGATGGTCCTGGACTATCCCAAGCTGATGAAACAGAACGCACGGTCGGCGAGCGACTACCGGATCAGTCTTGGGCATAATCTGGAACGGCTGCGCGCGTTGGCGTTCGAGCGCAATCTTGCACTGGTTGTGGTTGATCAGCTCAACAGGAAAGGTAACGAAAACGAGGTGGCTCGCTCCACCGACATCGGCGAGGACATCAGCCAGATCCAGACGGCGGATATCGTCCTGACCTACTCGGCGACTCGTCCGGAAAGGCAATTCGGCTTGGCGCGCGTGTATGTCGAGCACGCGCGATCGAAAAAGGACAAGTTCGGTCTGTTGATTACCCAGCACCTCGACCGAGGGCAGTTCTGCACCGACTCGGTAGTGTTGCCTGACGACTATTTCGACACGCTGATGCCGACGAACGGCGTAGCTGAGACATATGAAGAGGACAACGGGGTTCCGGGAGATTGATCCGATGTCGAAGGACGAGACCATCGCTCTGATCGCCGAGGCGTTGTCGCGGCACGCCATGCACGCCAGTCTCGATCGATTGGGCATCAAGATCGGAGAACCCGGACGTCCCGGGTATTCAGTGGAAAGGTTCGAGGCGGACGTTGCCAAGCATACGCCCGAGCACCGCAGCGAAGCCGAGGCTGTCTACAATGCCTTGCACAAATCCGATGTGGCGCAGCGCACTGGAGCTTTCCCGGTTATGCACTTCGTTCACGATCATGGCGTCGACTATGCCGCCGCGCAGATCATGTTCGCGTACTACCTCAAACACTTTGGTGCGCGTCGACCGAATCTGACTTTGCAAGAATGTCGCGCGTGCGACATGCTGGTGGCAGCGGGTGGGCCTACATTGACCCACGAGCTGTCTAGGCTAGCCGAGAGCGAGATCCGTCGCCGACAGAAGGATGCTACTTCATGACCAGCCATTCATTTCGTGTCACACTGCCGCAGTTCTGCTTCACCGAAGTAGGTGACGAGAACGTGGCATATGAGATGCGCGAAATAATTCTGGAAGGGCTTGATTGCACAGATCCGTCAAAGATCGACCTGACCGTCGAGTTGCTCGAAGGCGGCACTTCCGAGGAAGCTGTGAACCATCCTGACCACTACGGCGGCGCAGACAACCCGTACGAGGTCATCAAGGTATTGGAAGCATGGCTGACGCCCGAAGAATTCCGCGGCGCGCTCAAGTTCAACATCCACAAATACCTTGCCCGCGCCAAGAAGAAGGGCGGGAGCGAGGACATTGCCAAGGCGCAGTGGTATCTCAACTACTACGCCGACTATGAACGTCGACAAACCGAGGCTGCGCGAGCGCAGATCGGACGATGAAAAACAGGGAACCGGCACACCGGCGAGATCGTCTACCGCGCGGCCGAGGACTGCCGGCCCGATCAGTCCGACATCTTCAACAAGAACGCCGCCTCGAAGGAATGCCACCGCCTGTGCGGCCTCTCCGGATACCCGGACGCCGACGTGATCGCAGAGATGGATACCCAGGAGTGAGCCAATGACCATCGCAGCAAAAATTCTCGCGGCGTCTGCCCACCCGCACGGCGGGCCGCCGCTCTACAGTCTGCAGCTCCGCTACCCCAAGCTCATCCACGGCGAGCTGATGACGCACCGCGTATTCTCGCGCAACGCTTCGTCGTCCCGCGCGATCCCGGTCGAACGCATGATCCAGGACGTGCTGGACGACCCGGTCATCCCAATGCACTGGGGCAAGAACCAGCCCGGCATGCAGGCGCGGGAGGAGTGCGACGAGCCGGTGCTGATGCCGATGTCCGACCGTGATGACCGCACTCACATGGTCTGCGATCGTTTGCACGCGTGGCTGCGTGCGCGAGATCAGATGGTCGATGCGGCGGGGGCTTTCGCCAAGGCCAAATATCACAAGCAGATCGTCAACCGCCTGCTGGAACCGTGGCTGCACATCAACGTGGTCGTGACCGCGACCGAGTGGTCCAACTTCTTCGCGCTGCGCTGCCATCCCGACGCGCAGCCAGAGATGCGTGCGCTCGCCGAGGCTGTGCGGGACGCGATCGCTGGCGCAACCCCGCGGGTGCTGCAGCCCGGCGAGTGGCATCTGCCCTATGTGACACCCCGCCAGCACGAGAGCGGTGCCGACGAGGTCCCCATGAACCTGGAGCAGGCCATCAATGTGTCGGTGGCGCGCTGTGCTCGCGTCTCATACCTGACCCATGACGGCAAGGTGCCGGCGATCGAGCAGGACCTCGCGCTCTACGATCGGCTGGCGGCCTCCGTCCCGCTTCACGCATCGCCGTGCGAGCACCAGGCGACGCCGGATGAGTGGGACGATTCCATCAGTGGCGGTGATCTGGGTCACGATATCGACAAGTGGTTGAATCCACAGCTTCACGGCAACCTGCGCGGATGGATACAATATCGCAAGACGCTGCCCGGTGAGTGTCAGTGATGCATCCGGCTATGGACCCAGGGAACAATGCATCTTGGCAGCTAGCGCGCGTCTTACGCCGAGTCTGTCGGGATTTTTATATCGGGGAGCTGGCAGAAATGCCTGGTGGCATTTACATTGTATCACCAGGCTGCCACCTAGATCCCGAAACACGCAAAACGATAGAGGAAATAGTTCGAGAATCTGGAGGTCCATACCACGGTTCCGTTCGATTTTTTTCTCGCGAAGATCTGGCCGGTGAGTGTCAATGAACCGCGAGGATCCGGAGCGGCGCGAGATCGTCGAGGCAAGAGTTGCCGAAGCCGGACGGCAGTTCCGTGAGCGCGAGATTTCGCTCCATGTCTTCCGCGCCAAGCTGCATGCTCTTGGTCTGCGCGGGCACCTGATTACCGAGCAGGTGCATGCCTGGTGGAGCGCGAAATGAGGAATCCGATCAGGGTCGTGCTCACGGACGACGACGGCAATGTGACGCGCGATGCGCCCAAGAACGACCGTTTCATGCTCGTCACCATCCGCGACATCCGACGCAAACGGACGGTTCAAGGCACGTGCTCACTGGCACGCTGGGCCAATATCCTGGAACGCATCCGGAAGCGCTGGCCGCGCGCTGTGATCTCCCCAAAGACCAAAAGGCCGATCACCATCCGAACGCACCGCGGCGGGCCCTTGGTGCTCATATGCGAGGCGCTGGAAGGCCCCGTCGCCAGCGTGGCGACGCATCACTGATGACACCAGAGCGCATCATCCGCGCGTTCCTGGAGAAGGAGCGCGACGACTGGCGAGTCTACCAGCGACTCAGCGCCGTCCAGCTCGACCGGCTGGCGCGAAAGCATAAGGTCGACCCCGATGTGTGGCGCCGCATGCGCCGGCACCAGAAGGTCATGTTCCTCATCTGCCTGCGCACACGCCGGTTCGCCCTATGGGCGGCGACGGGAACGGGCAAAACTTTCGTCATGCTGGCGCTAGTCAACCATCTGCGCATCCCAGTGATCGTGCTCGTCCCGCGCAAGCCGAACAAGACCGAGTGGCAGCGTGAGATCGAGAAGCACATGCCGCACATGCCATACCTGGTGCTTCGCGGCTCGTCTCGCGACAAGTGGACACAGATCGAGGAGCACGGCGATGACGTGCTCCTGATGATTGAGACTTACGGCGGCATGGCGCGGCTGGTGGGCGACCTCGGCCGCGACGGACGAAAGGGCAAAAGCAAGAGCAAGAAGCTGCGTGTGGTTCCGAAGCGCGGCAAGATCACTAAGCTTTCTCGACTGACGTCCGGGCTGGTGATCGACGAGTCGCAGAACTGCGCCAACAAGAAGACGCTTCCCTTCCGCATCAGCCGCAAGCTGGGCCAGACCGCGCAATTGGTCTTCGCTCTGTCAGGAACGCCGTTCGGTCGAAACGTCGAGCGGGTGTGGTCGCAGATGTTCCTGGTCGACAACGGCGAGACTTTGGGCAAGACGCTCGGGTTCTTCCGCGACGTGTTCTTCTCAGCCAAGGACAACTACTGGGGCGGTCGCGAATACACTTTCCGCAAGCAGATGATGCCGGAGCTGCGCCGGGTCCTGAATCACCGGTCCATCCGCATCCGCGCCAACGAAGCCGATCTGCCGGCGTGCAGCATGATCAAGAAATACATCCAGCTGCCGACCGACGCGGAGACGCACTACAAGCGCGCATGGGAGCTGTGGAAGAACGGGCGCGGCAGCATCCAGGAGAGCAAGAACGCATTCCTGCGTCTGCGGCAGATCTCGTCCGGATTTGTTGGCTACAGCGATGACGAAACAGGGACGCGCGCGCAGTTTGCCTTCGACGAGAACCCGAAGCTTGAAATGCTGATGTCGCTGGTCGAGGGCGTGGTCGACGAGCACAAGTGCGTTATCTTCTACGAGTTCACCTGGTCTGCGGCGCGGATCGTCGAGCAGCTCAAACGACTGAAGATCGGATATAGCCATCTGGCGGGAAGGACCAAGCGCAGCGATCAGGAGCTGCTGTCATTCGTCAACGACGATCGGCGCCGAGTCATGCTGCTGCAAAACCTGTTCGGCGCCGGCCTGAACATCCAGATTGCGAAGTACGGCTTCTTTTATGAGTCGCCGGTGTCGAGCACGGTCCGCGCACAGTGCGAAGGCCGCATCCGGCGGCAGGGTTCCGAGCATGAGCATGTGTTCCTGTACGACCTGGTCACCACAGACACCAATGACGAGAAGGTGTTGGAGTTCGTGCGCGAGGGTCAGGACCAGATGCACGCTATCTTGGACGGCGATCAGGCACCACGACGGTCACAATCTTCTATCGCCCGCCGCAGACTTTCCCGCAGCTCCGACAACGCGTAAGTCCCACATCGCACGGAATGCGTGTTGTTGTTCCTATAAACGCAGTAGCCCTTTCCCTCGCGGATAACGAAATAATCGCCGCGCTCATGGATGATTACATTTTCCTTCATTTAGTACATCTCCTCGCGCGAATAGCGCTTCTCGCGCCACGGCTCGGCGCGGGGCGTGATTGGCCGATACAGACATACACCCGGCTTTGTCAGAGCAACGAACGTGGCAGCAAGCGTGATCGGATCAGTGGTGGCGTCTGACGCATACCTCCAGCCCATGCGGCGCATTTGATACGGCGTAATGTCCATAAGCTCGGCCGCTTCTTTCAGATTTTTCGCAGCTACCATGCAGGCATTCACGCCGTCCAGATTCATCATCTCATAGACTTTCATTCTTCTCTCCCGTATCGCACCTCGACGCGAATGATCTCGGTCGCGCGCATTCGGCTGTTTCCAATCTCCACCATGTAAGTGGCAGGACGCACTCCCCGCACCCGTGAAATCGACAGGCAGCGCGCGTGGCGTCCGAACATCTTGGACGCCAGCCGGTGAGCGAACACCCGGCCGGCGTCATCTGCATTGCGGACACTCGGTCCCGCTCGGACCGTACGCAGTCCCTTGCACACGAACCGCATGACTCACCCCGACCGCGGAAGCTCGTCGCAGAACCAAAGATCGCTGCCGCCTTCCTGCACGCGGCGGATTTCCTCGCGGACGCGGAGCAGGCGCTCGTTCAGTTCGTATTCGGCCTCAAGGCGGGACACCACCTGCTCACGCGTCAGACGCAGACCGTGCTCGTGATAGCACTTCGGGTCGCCCTGCGCTTCACACGTTGGACACTCGGCGCAGATGCAATCATCGACAGCCTTCTTGCAGACGTCGCAGGGCCCCTCGTCCTCCTCGTCGGGGAGCGTCGAGCACCCCGGCGGCAGGCTCCATCCAAACAATCGACTCATGGCTTGGCCTCCAGTTTCAGCTCGGGCAGCAGCTCACGCAGATCGGCGGCCAATTGCTGCATGGTCTTGGGATCACATGTCGCGATATGCCGCATGTCTCTGTCGCTCATGTTCCATTTGTTGGGATGCACGCCGTAAACGCACTGGCTACGCTCCCATGGCTGGCATGCGATGTCGAACGCATGCCACTTTCCGTTCTTTTCCTCGCCCTTGAAGACGTGGCCGTGACTGATGTCCCACGGACCGGGCGTGGCCTGCTTCGCGTTCGCTTCGATCAGCGCCAGCACACGTCGCGCCCGGCTCAGCACCTTCTGTCGCTCCTCGACCACCACATTCAGCGTGCCATCAGGCAGCATGCCGGGAGGCGGCTTAGTCATTCGCTTGGCTCGGTCTTCGGACATGGGAGCATCACTCCTCTATGATCTCGACTGCGGCATCATACGTCAGTTGGAACGGGAACTTCTGCGTCTGCTGGAACAGCTGGACACTGTCCAACCGCGCCAGCGCGACCTCCTCCGGCATCTCGACCAGCGGTTGGCGCAGTGCGCGCTGCCGCCCGCGTCGATCTCGTGTGTGAGTCGTTGGGGTCTTTTGGTCATAGCTGTGCGCGATCGCCTCGTCCAGAAAGCTTTGATCCAGACGGAAGTTGCGGTATCCATCGCGGATCGTTGACACGTAGTGTGCAGACGGCGGGAAGATCCCGGTGTCGTGCATCAGGTAGACCAGCGCCCTGCGGCCGCGGTATCCGCCGCCAAGCGGGATCCAGTAGCGCCCATAGATCCCAGCCGACACGCCCTCGTATCCGTCGAGCGATGCTTCATCGCGTGTCGAGATATTCCACAGCGCCACGGGCGCCAAGTGGTCAGGCTCGAATGCCAAATCCGCGACGCCACGGAACACCAGGCGCGCATTGTTGAGCATGCGTGTCCCGATCGGTTCGGCGTCGGGGCACCTCCGCATCATGCTGCGAATGTGCAGGTTGGATCCGTAGGCCATATACAGGATAGTTGGCTTCGGCCGCTTCACCGCAGGAGCGTTCAACGTTCGCCTGAACTCTGTGGTGGGACGCTTCTTTGTTTTGCTGGTTGTCTTGGCGCCGCGCCGGATGATCACCTTGCTCATGACATCGCCTCCTGTGCGTATGCTCTGTAACTGTCGTCAGTCATTCCAACCGCCGAGGGGTTTGACGCTCCCTGCTCGATCGTAGCCAGGCGCCGCGCTCGTGTTGTCCAGTAGAGTCGCTCGTCGTCCGGCATTCCGAGGTATTCAAACAGCTCGTCTTGCGTGAACGTCATGGGCAGCAGCGGAGGAGCGACAGCCATTTCCAGAGTAGATTGCACTGCAGCCTGGAACATTGGCGCAAGCAAGTCGGCATAGAACCGCAGAACGCTGCGCGTCCTCGCGCCGTAGGTTTCACGCACGCGCTGCGTACGAACAGTCAGGCCCATCTGGTTAGCGGTGCCAAGCACCGACACCTGTCGCCACCCAGTGGCGTCGAGAACCTCGCGTGTGGTGCATCCCTCCGGACGGGTCAGCATGTCGAATATGACAGCACGCGCGGTGCCGCTACGTGGACGTCGCGGCGTAGTTCCAGCCGCCAGCGTCTGCGTAGTAGCTGCTGCAGGCGCGGGTGCCTCGGTCTGCGCTGGCGGCACGTAGCTTGCCGCCGCGTCCACGAAGCGCAGGCAAAACTTCGCCCACTGGATCACCTTCGTGTCGTCGAGCGTGCCGCTATGCTGCCGGAACTCGACAGTGCCGTAATCGTAGACCGGTATCATATTGAGCTTGACATACCGGTTACCGCGGTTGGCGTAGTCGTGTATCATACGTGCCGCCACAATGACATCGCGAGGGCTGTTCGCCTCCAGGACCCTATGCTGCTTCAGCCTCTGCGCCAGCGAGCGACAGTAGTAGTTGCTGTCGCCGCGCCGAGACGGTGGCATCCACTTGTCGATCACATGCTCTGCTCGCGCGTATGCCAGCGGCAGCCGCTTTGCCATGGGAGTGGACCACGACGTTGACGGGTGACGGACGCCGACATGCACATGCAGTCCGCACTGCGGATTGACACGGCATCCGGCGGCGCGGAGCACCTCGCACACCCGCATGATCTCCTCGGGCCCGCGCGCCCAGTTCAGCACCGGAGATACGATCTCTATTCCGCTCGCGCCCACGGATCCGTCAGTGGTCACACGCCAATAGTCCCGTGTGTGATGCGAAAGGCTTTCTGATTGGCACTCGACGCCGGCATGGCGGATACGGTCCGCCAACTCGTTGCGGGCCAGATTGGAGACGCACTCAATCTCTACACCGAAAGTGCGTCCAAGGGTGGTGTTCGCCATTGTCAGCCCCCAGTCCTCGCCGGTTTCCAGTTGGCGATGCGATCATTGAGATACTTCAGCTCCAGGTCGCATTGCCTGATCTCGAAACGCATGTTGCTAAGCCGCTTGTCGAAAAGGTAGCGGTAGGAGCTGCTGATGTAGCTGGTCATCGCGTCGACGTGCGAGTCAAACGTTTCTGGCCGCGGGACATCGCGGATCTTCTCGGGCCCCTTCCAAGGATCCCGGGTTTTGTATTCGGGGAGCGTATCCGGCGGCGACGCAACCAGATTGAAGGTAGCGTCGAAGCACTGGTTGCGTCGGGCCTCGATGGCCTTGATAGCCATGGGTATGAGATCGCACGAAACCTCATAGGGCAGATGTCTGGCGCCGAAGCACGATCCGGTCTGCCATCCACCGCCGGGCCGCTTGTACCCATGATGGGCGATCAGGCCCTTGGAGGCCTTAATGGCGCGTCCGCAGATCTGGCATGTGGTCTTGTCGGACATTTGGGAAGTTGCCCCTTCAGAAAAGGCTCGTCTGAGCCGATGCGGCAATTAATATCGGCTCACGAAATGGATGTCAATGGAATAGTGCGACACGAAAGCATAGCAAAATCAATGACATGGTATAGGAATATGCACAAAAATAGTGCTTGCAATCCATTTTTCTCTAGCTTATGCTCGTTTCCATCGAAAGGGAGATCGGCAATGACACCCACCAAAATCGTGCTGCAGCGGACAGCGACGCACATCCAATTGCGCGTGTTCGCTCCGGAGACCAAGAGCGGATCCACCGTGATCGAGAGCTTTCCGTACCGAACCGGCAAGTCACTCCCCGGTTTGCGGAAGCACGCCGCAAAATACGCCAAGCGGTTTTCCATCCCCTTCATCGACGAGACGGTGCAGTGATGGCACGCAAATCGGCATACCAGCAGCGGATTGCGGACATCATCCCGCCGCTGCCCAAGATCGACCCCCGCCACGTCGAGGCGTACATGCGCTGCGAAAGCGGCGGCACGCTCGACAGCTTATCCGCCACCCGCTTTCGCGTGCTCGCCATCGCCGGCAGCGTCGCCGCGGTCCGCGATCCCCGACAAGCAGAGTTGCTCGCGCAGTCATATGGACTGTAAAAGGAGACCGGTTATGATCAGGCGTGGCGAATACCAACGCGCGTTCCAGACGTTCCGGAAGATGATCCATTGGCGGCAGGGTACCTGCTGCTACGTTCGCAACGGCGTGCGGTTCACGCGGGGCCTTGACGGCTCGATCAACATCGGATGGGTCCACAAATGAGCGGAGGCACGCGGGTCAAGACGGTGGGGGAGCTGCGCGCGTTCCTGAAGCGGTTCCCCGACAACGCGGAAGTTGTTCTGTGGGATGACGGCGCGGCGGAGAACGACCCCGCCGATGGCGAGGCACACGACATGTTGGCGCACGAAGCGCATGGGCACGCGCACTTCGCAATCGATTGGAGCGGCAAATGAGCGGCAGAACATATGTGATGGTCGCATCCATCACGACAGCTTCGATAATCAGCTTATTTTCGGGTGATTGGAGCTGGGTGTGGCTCCCGATTGGGGCGGCGCTTGGGGGATGTGCCGTGTACTGTTTCTTTCGCGTTGGCACGATGTGACCGCAGCGTCAGCAGCTTCTTTAAGCGGAGCTGCTCGCGGTGCGATCGGCACCATCATTCGACGCAGATAGGAGGAACAACCATGCTCGTCGAATTCAATCGTCCCGATGGGACGCGTCTGAACGTCCACCCGAGCTACGTGGCGGGTGTTTTGGAGCCGAACGCTCCCGACCCCAGCCCCGGCGCCGACGACCGCAACTGCGTAATCATCCGCATGCAGAACGGTCGTGGCTACAAAACCTCGGTCAGCTACACTGACGTCTGCGCTCGCCTGCGCGAGGCTGGCGGCACCCTGGTCGAGTTCACGCGTCCTGATGGTCGGCGGATCTCGGTCTATCCAGCGCATCTCTCCGGGGTGAACCAGAGCAACGCCAACCCCGATGTTCTGGTCATCAGCTTCGCCGACGGGCGCGGCATCAAGGTCTACCCGATCAACGACTCCTACGTCGAAACGCTCAACCTTCTGGGGCGCACGATCGACGCCTCGCCCGCACCGTCGACGCCTCGATCGGCTGCGCAGATCCTCCCAGCGCCGCTGCCAATGCAGGTCCTGGGTGTGGACGAGGAGGACGAGGAGGACGATCCGCTCGGAGACCCGGACGACGAGGACTACTGAGTCTGACGCGCGCCCGGTCCCAAAAGCTGGGCGCGCGTCTTTCTCCGGGATGCAGATCCGGACGCCTGTCACGGAAGGCAAACTTCCGCCTGTCAACTCGCGGCGCTAACCCCGTGGACAGGATATAGGGCTGATACCCTGAATGACAGGCGTCTCGACCTGCAACCATGATCAAACAAAAGGATGCCACCATGCCATTGCTTTTTGTCTACGGATCGCTCAAGCGCGGATACAGCCTGAACCGCATGCTGTCCGGTCCTGACAAGCAGTTCCTCGGCGAATGCCAGACGATCGAGCAGTTCGTCATGCACGATCTCGGCTTCCCGGTCGTGCGCTACGATCCCGAAAGCAGCTATAAGCATCCTGTGGCGGGCGAGCTTTACTCGGTCCCCGACCTGCTGTTCGCGGAACTGGACCGGATCGAGGGCAGTTACGATCGCAAGGAAGTCGAAGTGCGTGATGGCAACAACGAGATCCATCGTGCATTCATGTACATCGGCAAGGAATGGCGCAGAATGCGTCTACCGATCTACGAGCCGGTCGACGGCGTCTTCGTGTGGAGGGGTTGGGGCACGCCGGTCATCAAAGGAAGCGAGCCACTCGCGCCAGCAAGATGGATTTGATCATGTCAATCCGGATCAACATAAACGACGAGGTCCGTGTCAGACTCACCGACAAGGGGCGCGCGATCCTTGTGAACAATCACATCCGCCTTTTGCCTCATCAACAGTTCGTGCCTCCAGAGGAAGACGCGGGCGGCTGGTCGACATGGCAGCTGTGGCGTCTGATGCAGGAGTTCGGGGAGAGCATGCACAACGGATGCGAAGTTCCATTTGAGACAGAGATCGAGATCGTACGATGACTTTGACAGAGCAGGTTGCGCGAGCGCTGTGCCGACGACGGATCGAATTCAATTGCCGGCAGGATGAAAAGCCCTTCCCGCCCGAGGAGCGAATTCAGCGCGGCATCGACCATGCATGGCCTGACTTCGTGGAGGACGCGCGTGCGGCGATCGCAGCAATGCGGAAACCCACGCCAGAGATGGTGGAAGCGGCGGAGAACTCCGACTTCGAGTTCTGGAGTCCTGAGCCCGGGGAGGGGCGTGACTTGCTTGATCTGGGCGCCGCATGGGAGGCGATGATCGACGTCGCGCTGAAGGAGGAGCTGGACACTGTTGAGAAAAATCGTACCGGGGACGGTGAATAGCTCTTGCATCGCGCTCTAAGCTCCGATATGATGCTCCCCATCGAACGGCGAAGGGGCACTTCCCAAATGACAACCACCGAATTCACCATCCCCGCGACGGACTGGGCTGATTTCCAGGCCGATATCGCGAAGCTAAATCGCCGCGCCGTGAAGCTTGGCGCCCCGGAAATCACCGTCTCCGTCCTGCGTCACGAGAAGGTGACGCGCAAGCACACCATCATCTTCGACAGCACCACCGAACGTTCGCGCGAATACCAGTGCGATGCGCTGGTGATCGAGCTGACCGGCGAAGCGCCGCGACTCAATGGGTGGGAATTCCTTGCACGGGTCGAGTACCTGAGCGATGGCGCATCGGTGCTGTTCCACACTGTTCCGTCGAGCACGGGCGCCACGGTCGACGACCGTTTTCGTGCGCTTAGCCCAGACACATGCGAGCACTGCAACAAGCGACGTCGCCGCACCGACACCTTCATCATCCGCAGCGTCGAAAGCGGTGAACAGAAGCAGGTCGGACGGCAGTGCCTCGCCGATTTCACCGGCATCAACGATCCCCGCCTCATCGGCGCCGCTGCCTCGCGTCTGCACACCTATGAGCAGATCCATGAGGGCTCCGAGCATTGCTGGCGCGGGTATTTCGAGAACCGCTGCGACACGCTGGAAGCGCTGACGCTGACCTCCGCGTACATCACGCTTTACGGCTGGGTGTCGCGTGCCGCCGAAGGAAGCGGCATCGGACAAGCGACCGCAGGCCTGGTGAACAAGCACTACTGGTTCAAGGCGGACGAGCACGCGCGAACTGTCATGGCGAAGGCGCTCAATGAGATCGAGAGCAATCCAGTCCATGCGCAGCGTGCCGGCGAAGTGGTCGCGTGGATCAAGGGATGGCTCGCGCAGCATGCGCGCAGCGACTACGAGAAAAACCTGGTCACGCTGGTGGTGAATGACCTCACCGAGGCCAAGCACCTCGGTCTGGTGTGCTCCGGTGTTCAGGCCTATCTGCGTCACATGGAGCGGGAAGCCGAACTGAGCATCAAGCGGAAGCAGCTGGCGTCGAGCACGCACGTTGGCGATGTCAAGCAGCGCCTGCGCAATATCGCTGCCACTATCACAACGGCGCGTCCGATGGAGTCCGTCTACGGCCCATCAACGCTGGTGAAGCTTGTCACAGTCGACGGCAACGTGTTCACCTGGTTCGCCACTGGCGATCGGGTTGTCACCCCCGGCACCGCCGTGGTATTCGACGGAACAGTCAAGGCGCACAAGGAGCGGGACGGCATCAAGGAAACCGTCCTCACCCGCGTCGCACTCCGGAAATAAACACAAAAACAAGGAGATTGGGAAAATGTGGATTTCATTGAACGATGGCTTTGTATCGATCGTCGAGCTGAAGGGCGACCCTTCCCAGCTGATGGTCCGCGCGCGGCGGCGCGTGCATCTGGAGGCGTTCCTTTCCCGCAAGAAGGGGATCGTAGAAACCAAAAGCAACGATTACCGGTGGCGCTGCATCGTTCCGCGCGCTGATGTCGCCCAACTGCTGGCGAACCGGGTCATGAAGCTCGACTACCCCAATTTCAAGGACAGCGTGAAGGACAAGGAGCTTCACGACATGTATCTGGATTGGTGGTTCGATCACCGCGCCATGCAGGAACGTAAGCCAGGCAAGTGTGGAAGACGGAAGCAGCCATTCATGCGGTTCGTCAACCGCTCGGAGAGGTACGTTCGCAAGGAGATTGCAAAATGAGCGAGAAGGATCTGCGACAGATTTCCGAGTTCATGTCCACGTTCTGCGACAGATACTTCGGCGAGCATGGCGGCGTCAGCGCCATGTACCACGTGGTGCTGCGGTCCGGGCAGCACTCCATCATACGACCTCCATACGCCGAGAACAAGGAGCTGTCCATAATGGCCATCCGCGTTCTGTTCGAGGAACTCGACGTGGTGCGCTACGTCTACCTCGACGAGGCCTGGGTGATGTCGAACGAGACCACCTCCGAGGACGAAATGAATGCCGCCATGCGCGACGGCGTCAAGACTCACCCCAAGCGGTTCGAGGTAGTTTTCATGTCCGGGGAGGACGAGACATGCGGACAGCTGTGTTGGTATCGCAAAATCATCCGCGATGCCGGAAAGCGGCCAAGTCTTGGACCGTTGGTGCAGATGCCTACAAAGGCAGAGTCTGAGGGCCGCATGATCGGACTGCTGCCGCAGCGAGGAACGCGCCAGTGATCGAATGGCTGAAAACCGCCACCGACTTGCAGCTTGCCGGAGTTTTGGTCGGCGCGGCATGGGTATTCGCCGGACTTGTGTCCGTTCACATGATCCGCCATCCCAGCGTGGGAAGGCGAGCGTCGCGATGGGAGGACAAGAAGTGACTGCTATCAAGAAGAACGACAAGGTCAAACTGTCCGCCATGTTCTTGCGGTCGATCGGCGGCTTTGATAAGCACGCCGAGACGGTCGGCACGGTCAAAAAGATCGAGGACGGATGGCTCGCGCATGTGGCATTCGGCAAGCAGCTGCGCAAAGTCAACGTCGGAAATCTGGTCAAGCTGGAGGACGTCAGCCGTGAAGTGCGCGAAGCCGAAACGAAGGTGCGTGGCGTCCATATCGGCCGGATCACGCGCGCCGGCATCTTCGGCAAGTTCGATTGATCCGTGGATATATCAAGGAGACGTAGCGATGAAATACGGATTGCAGGTCAACGTGGCGACCGATGGCGGCAAGTTCGATTGGCGCGATGTGCGTCCGTCTAACGGCGAGCCATACCGCTACGCAGAGCGCGCGGAAGCCGAGAGCATGGCGCGCATGTGCTACGACGGCGATCCGGACATTGTCCGCGTCGTCGAGTGCCCAGAAGGGTCCGTCACCGGCCGGATGCCTTCCGATCCCAATCTTCAGGGCATTCCCACGCACGTCGAGGAAGTGGACAAGATCCGCAAAGCACTTCTGTCCGACGAGCCGGGCAGCTCCGTCTAAGCTACTATATGGACGGATAGCCACCACCCCAAATCTGAAAAGGGCACCCAATGACGTCCAAGGAAAACCTGGTCATCGTCAGCATCGGTCCAATCTCGGTCGATTGCCTCCCCGCACTCATTGCCGCCAGCCCGGACAACGCCGAGGTCAAGCTCACCCGCGTTCCGGACACCGCGCCATCCGAGTTCGAGCCGGTCGACAATGGCGGCGGCATTCCGATCTGGGAGCGGAAGCTGAGCAAAAAGAAGGAGGAGGAATTCATCAACACGACCCTTCTCCGCAGGAAGCTCGCCGAGATCAAGGGCAAGGACGGATATCAGCCCGAGGTCGGCAGCGTCACCGAGAAGGTCTACCATGCCGCGGTGCTCGCCGACACGAGCGGCGGTATCACGCGCAAGGCGCTCATGCTCCAGGTCGACGGAGCGGTGCGGGCCGTCAGCAGCGCCATCTACGTGCTACGCGACAAGGGAATGCTTCAGCAGATCGGAACGAAGTGGCATCCAAAACACTCGCTGAAGTGATCTCGGAAAATATCGTAGGCGGCGAAAACGGTTTCCCCGTTGGCCGTAGCAAATAAACACTGCCCACATCCCAGGAGAAAAGGGCCATGGCTATCCAACCCGTGCGGCTATTCCATGCCGCGCTCGACGAGGTCGCGAACTCCCCCGCCGGCATTGTCGTGCGCGGATCCATCGATCTCAGCACCCTGCACAATCTGCGCACCGACGACTACCAGCGCAGCGTCCAGCCGCTGTCGTCACAGGACAACATCCTCGACGCTCTGAAGAAGGGCGACCGGCTGCCCGACCTCGATCTCGGCATGCGCGGCCAGAACTTCATGTCGGCGGCAGGAAGCGACACATTCGAGCTGACTGACCCCGTGTTCATCATCGATGGTCTGCAGCGCCAATCGACCATCATTTATTTCGCGGGCATTCGTCCCGACGTGCCGATCACCATCGGCGCGACGGTCCATCTCAACACCACCAAGGAGTGGGAGCGCGATCGGTTCCACAAGCTCAACAACTGGCGACACAAGCTGTCTCCGAACGTGCTGCTGCGGAATATGCGCGACAACAACGAAGCCGTGCTGATGCTGTACGGACTGTCGCACGACAAAAGCTTCATCATGTGCGACCGCATTTCGTGGGATCAGCGCATGCGCCGACAGGACCTGCTGACCGCGCTCAATCTGCTGCGCATCGCCGGCCGACTGCATAGCCATAAGGGGCCCGGATCCTCCGGCGCCATGGAAGACCTCGCACGCTGCATGGTCAAGATCACCGGCAATGTCGGCTTGACTCACATGCGGCAGAACCTGCACACGTTCTTTGGCCTGATCGACGAGTGCTGGGGAGTCCGTGCCGTCCAGTACAAGGAGGGCGCGGTCTACATGCGGACCACGTTCCTCGCGGTGCTCGCCAAGATACTGTCGGATGCTCACGACTTCTGGCAGGACCGCGACGAGAAGAAGCTGTTTGTCAACGCCGACCTGAGGCGCAAGATCGCCAGTTTCCCCGTCACCGACCCAGCCGTCAGCCATCTGTGCGCCTCATCAGGGAAGTCGCGCGACGTGCTCTACGTCATGCTCCACGACCACATCAACTCCCGGCGCAAGAGCAAGCTGCGCATGCGTAGCGAGGCATTGTGCACGTTCGAGGGCGGCGAAGACGCCGAGGAGGTTGCGGCATGACAAATCTGGTCCAAATCAATTGGAGTGCGGCAGGCCGTAATATGCCGTTCTGCACAAAATGCGGACGTAGCGTGGACATGGTTGAGTGCGAGTATGTGATTGAGCTTATGTCGCGCTATCCGTATCCACGCTACGACCACACCGGCGAGATCATCTTGGCAATCCGCTGCCATGGGGAGGTGTTTGAAATCTCCAACTGGCGCGGTGTGCTCAGCGCATAGAGAAGGCCCGCGGCATGACCGAATTTATCGTTTCCATCTGGATATGTGGCTTCACCTTTGGAGTTGCGTTCGGCCTTTGGCTTGAGCGGACATATCCAACCCGGAGGAAGTCATGATCTGGAAATTTCACGACCCGTGGATGACCATGGAACATCTCGGATATCTCCCGGGGTTTTTGTCCGAGGACGACCCGCGCTCGGCGCGTGAACAATTCGACGCACACTATGGATGGCGAGCGTTTCGAGGCTTCGAGCTGCGCGACGACGACTCGATCAAATACCCAGGCGATCCGCGTATGGCACCGCTCGCGGAGACAAAGCTGCGCGACGAGCGGATCCTGTTCTACCCGAGTTCGTGGGTCATGGTCATGCAGCCGGATCGCTCGTTCGAGATCTGCCGGATGGATTGAGAAGAAGGGGAGAAGCCAAAATGATGTGGGTCGTCGTAATGTTGCTGGTTGGCTCCATCTTGGGCGTACTGCTGGGGGAGATCTCCCTTATAATCGGAGATGAACTCACCTTCCGGCAGATGCGTCGACGCGGTGAGCACTATGGGGGTGAGTGGTGAACGACAGGATCGAGCGAACGCGTGTCTGAGTTCAACTGGCTCGACTTCCTGCGGCAACGCGGCATCGACCACCGGCCTGAGGGCAGGCGGACGGTCCGCGTCTCCTGCCCATGGTGCGCAGGTAGTGAGTCCTTCCTGCTCGCGATCGACCTGGAGGGACGGGGGTGGCATTGCTGGCGGAATCGCGCAGAGCATCGAGGAAGGTCACCGGTGCGTCTGGTGGCGGCGTTGGCAGGATGCAGCATCGAAGATGCTTCGCGCATTGTGGGACGCCCGTACGCAGGCGTGGCGTCCGAATCGCTGGCATCGAAGGTCGCGGCGATCCTCCGACCGTCACCGTCGGGACCTTGGCGCGAGATCGCGCTGCCGTCCGACTTCCGGCGGCTTGACGACAGCCCAATGGCGGCAAAATTCGTCGACTACCTGACCCGCCCGATCGAGCAGAGAGGGCGCGGATTCACGCGCGCGCAGGTCATGCGCATGACCGACGATTACGGGATCTACTACGCGCTGTTCGGAGAGCAGCGCTATCGGGTCGTGTTCACGGTCCGGCATGAGGGACGTCTCGTCGGGTGGACCGGGCGTACCATCGCCAAAGGCGAGGAGCTGCGCTATAAGGCGTCGGACGGCGACGACATGCCACGTGTCACCGACTTCGTGATGTGGCTCGACCGGCTGCGTAAGACAGACGCCGATACCATCATCCTGGTCGAGGGCCCGTTCGACGCACTGAAGGTCAATGTTCTCGGGGAGGAGTGCGGAATCGTGTCGACGTGCTTCTTCACCGCCCAACCGAGCGATGAGCAGATCGGCTTATTCTGCGACATACTTCCACGATTCCAGCGCCGGATGATCCTGACTGATCGCGGCACAACCGCCACCGCGATGCGGATTTATGCGGCTTTGTCGCACCTCGCCGAGGTGGCAACGTTACAAGGTAACATCAAGGATCCCGGGGATTTCAGCCGAAAAAATTTCCTGCAATTTACCCAGCGCTACAGCTTGACGAATCGCACGTAACAGGCAATATGGACAAATCCTTTCCGGGTAGAGGGCTCCCCACTTCCATGAAAAACCCAGGCACCGTGTGTCCGCAGGAGCGGACGTCCGCGCTCGACATCGATGAGAGCGCGCGCAGGTGGATGATCAAGTACGCGCGCAAAAACTTCTGGCGGGTCGCCGCATGGTACGAGCTGGATGACCTGATCCAGGATGGGCTGATGTGCTGGTGGCACGTTCGCCGACGCTATGCCGACGTCACCGAGATGCGGCATATCATGAGCTTGTTCCAGCGCACATACATCAACCATGTCCACCAGATGGCCAATAAGCGCAGCGCCGGTCACTGGTTCTCGCACGCATGCGGCGAGGAGATCGCCGTCACCGAGGAGTGTGTCGAGGACGTCAGCATCGCGGGTGGTGGGCACATCGATCCCGCCACCGACGAGGCCATCCTGATCAGCGAGGCGCCGGTCGACGTTCGCAAGCTGATCGTGGAGATCGTGCAGCACCCCGAACTGACCGGAAGTCCGTGCCGGCGCCGAATGTCGGGATCTCCCCGACGCCCAAGGATGATAGCTGGATCTGCTGGCCCGGCACGGATGACTCGGCGCGAGACAACGAACGAGTGGCTGTGCCGTATCGCCGGACTCGACCCGACCCAGTTCGATCTGCGATCGCGCTTGCTCGCGCATCTGCGACCAGGCGAGGAGCTTGCATCCTGATGTTCAAGAGCACATCACAAAATATGCAGCACCGCGGGCGGAGGCGGGAAGTCGCTGAAGCAATGGCGCAGGGTGCCCCAGAGTTGAGCGACGTCGACCGGCTCGCGGCAGTGCGTCGGGCCCTCGTACAGCTGGACCATCAAATACCGCGCACGAAAAGCGGAACGCCTGAGCGTAAGGCCCTGGCGGCGCGCAAGACGGAGTTGATTGCGGAGTGCGTCACGCTTAAGGAAAAAACCCGCGGGGAGAGAAAAAGCTTTGGCAAGCTTGTTACATTGCCGCAGGCGATTATGCAGGCCGCGCGCGAGCTGTTGCCGAAATGGCAATACAAACAAGTTCTGGACCATGCGCATGAAATCTTGCGGAACGAGGAAAGTCAGGCGCCACAAAGTCCAGCGTCGAAGGATGGGGACGCGCAGTGAAGCCTTTCTGGAATTATTTTGGAGCTAAGTACAAGATGGCGCGGCGCCTCGGCCCGCCGCAGCGTGACCACGTCATCGAGCCTTTCGCCGGATCAGCGTGCTATAGCTGCTATTGGGAACCGCAGCAAGTCACGATCGTCGAGATCGACCCGGTGATCTACGGCATCTGGGCGTACATGCATCGAACGTCAGCGGACGAGATCATGAAGCTGCCAATCGTCGACCATGTCGACGAGCTGCCAGCAGGAACGCCGCAGGAGGCGAAGTGGCTGGTCGGGTTCAACCTGAACCATGGAAACGCGGCGCCGGCCAATGCGCGGTCGGTATGGGGAAAGACCTTTCGCGAGCGGTTCTGGGGCCCGCGTGCTCGCGGCCGGATCGCGTCACAGGTGGACAAGATCCGCCACTGGAAAATCGTCCATGGAAGCTATGCTGATATGGACAATACGGATGCGCACTGGCATATCGACCCGCCATACCAAGGGCGGCCAGGGCGTTACTACAAGCACAATGAGGTCGATTACGCCGCATTGGCTGCGTGGTGTCGCAGCCGCAAGGGATTTGTCCATGTGTGTGAAGGCCCGGACGCCGATTGGCTTCCATTCGTTCCCTTCTCAACGATCAAGGGGACCGCCGGGAGTCATCGACTAGGCTGGTCAGCTGAAGTGCTGTACCAGCAGGGATCCGAATACACCGATATGTTCAGGAAGCAGGAGAGCAAGCGAAATGACCACTCCACAGACGATCGAGCAGGAAGTCATCGCAGTCACCGGAGTCAAGCTGCGAAAGGATCGCGTCAAGTTCCTGGAGGCCGTGCTGCACGCGCTTGACGGCGTTCCGGACGACAAGTGGAAGCAGCTGTCGGAACCGGCACAGAACTGGTTCAATGCCGCGTCTCCGCTCTACAATGACGGGAAGGCAATCCCGGACTTCCCCGACGTCAGCGAAACTGCTACTGAGCCGGAGGAGCAACCCGAAGAAATCAGCGAGGATACCGTGACCACCACTGCGAAGCCCGCAAAGCCTGCGAAGAAGGGAACCGCGCCGCCGAAGTCCAGCGCCGCCAAGGCCGTCGCGAAGGCGGCTGCCAAGGCCAATGGCGCCGCGCCGGCCGGCAACAAGAAGGCTGCAGCTCCGCCCAAGACGGCGAAGCCGGCTGCCGCGCCGCGCACCAAGTCCGGCGGTGAGAGTGAAGGCGCGCCCACCATTATCCGGCGTGCCGTGATCGAGAACCCGCAGGTGACCTCCGCCGACATCAACACCGATCTGCGCCAGCGCGGCGTCAAGTGCTCCCCGCTGACCGTCTCGTCGATTCGGTCGGCCACCCTGAGCACCTTGCGCATGCTCAAGGAGCGCGGACACCTCAAGGGCATCAGCCTCTGACCCGGAGCGGCGGGCCAAGGCGCCGGTTTAGCTCAATTGGATAGAGCAACTGCCTTGTAAGCAGAAGATGCAGGTTCGACTCCTGCAACTGGCCCTTCTTTCATCCGCGATTCGCCATGATAGAGAACGACCATCAGCTCAAGATCACGCGCGATCGGCGCCGCAAGTTTGCGCGCGCGCGTTCAGAGCATGCGCGGTCTGTGCGACCGCACAACGTGCATCCGATCTTGTGGGAAGCCGAGTACCAAGCCCTCGCCGGGATCATCACAGAACTCGACGAGGAAATCGCGGAATACGAGCGGAAAAACTCAAGGAGCAACGATGATCGAACGCGAGCTGCTGATCGAAAAGCTTAATTCCGTCGCACCGGCGCTCGCCGAGAACGACTTGCTTCCGGCACTCACGCACTTTGCGTTCACCGGAACGCATGTCGTGACCTTCTCTGAGAAGATCGGCATGACCGTGCCGTTGCAGACCGAATTCAAGGGACTGGTTCCGGGCAAGATCCTGATGGACCTGCTGTCAATCTCGACGCATGCTACGCGCGGCGTCGACCTCACGCCAGCCGGAACGTCGGTACGAATCCGCGCCGGTAAAACCGACGTCAAGCTGGCGATGCTTCCATTGGAGCAGATGACATCAGTGTTCAAGATGCCGGCGATCAACGCAGCGACAGCTCTCCAGGACGACGACTTCTTCACTGCAATTGAGGACTGCCTGCAAGCGGTCAGTAAATATGCCGTGGTGCCCGACCAGCTCGGGATCACCATGATCATCAATGGCGGCAACGCCGACCTCTACACGACCGACAAGAAGACCATCGCGCATGCGCATCTGCCGCTGACCACCGCCGCCGATCGCCGGCTGATCCTCAACACGACGTTTTGCGAGCAAATGCTCCGCTTGCGTGGTGGCGACGACAAGAAGATGGCGTTGGGTGCGAACTACGCGCTGTTCCAGTCCGGCGATGTCCGCCTGTTCGGAAAGCTTGTGGAGTCCAAGGCTCCGCTCGACTTCGCGGCAGCGGTGCGCACGCATATGCCGAAGAATGTCGACCGCGGCATGATCGACATCCCCGAGCGGCTCAACGTCGCACTGGGCGTGCTGTCCCGCATCAGCTCGATCAAGGGCGCCGAGGAACGGACTAAGGTGCGGATCCGGGGCGGCAAGTGCTCGCTCGCCGTCGAGTCAAAGCGTGGCTCAGCAAGTGACGAAGTCGCGTTGAAGGGACACCCCGACATCGAGACCGACATCTACGCCAGCGTGCTCCTCGCCGGCTGCCAACGCTTCAACCGCATCATGTTCGGGCCCAGCTGCGCGGTGCTTAAACGCGCGTCGGACGGACCGTCGTCCGTGTACATGGTCGCCAACTGTGGGACATGATGATGCTCCGGATCACGCCTGTTGTCGGGCGCAACAAGTCCTTGGTGTGTCTACTTGACGGAATCCTTTATTTGTTGGATCACCAACACCGCGGCTTAGTGGCGCCCGAAGTCGAGATCGACGTCATGGTGCTCAATGGCACCTTGCCGGATAGCAGAGGCAAAATTCCGGCGCTGATCGTGCGCCCAATCACCAACGACGATATACTCGTCGAGCATGGAGGATTCCAGCACGACGGAAAGACGACCCGTGCAGCGCTCGCCGTGCATTCAGACACGTTCATCAAGCGGGCGTGTGGACGCGGACTCGGCTGGGTGTCGCCGGGAAGGACTCCTGTCCCGATCTCCAAAAGCGGGCCGCGCCGCCTTCCACCCATTCCAGACAAGGCCTATGTCACGCGCCGGGATATCCGAGACGGACACCAGCGGATCTGCGGCGTCCCATCCATCGGCTGTCTGGACAAGGAGTTCGTGCGTAGCATTATACGAAGGGAGGCGCTGTGAATGGGCTTTTTTGTATTTGGGGACAAGCCTGAATCTCCTTTGTCACGCGGATATTCTCCGGAGTTTCTGCACCGCCATCAGTGCGGTGTATGTCCACTCAATCACGTGCCGGGGAACCGCAATCCACATATGGAAGCCACGGGATCGGAGGAGCCGTGGATCTATTCTCTAGGCGAGGCGCCTGGAGCCGATGAGGATCGCGAGGGGCGACAGTTCATTGGCGAGTCCGGCCGTCTTTTCCGCGCCGAGCTGACGCAAGACCTCATCGACAATATGAGGTGGAACAACGCGGTTCGCACGCGTCCGCCAAAGAACCGCACGCCGACCGAGACCGAGGTCGAATGCTGCCGACCCAGCGTAGCTGCTGACATCGAGCGGACCAAGCCTCCGATCATCTGGGGCATGGGGAACGTTCCGCTGCACTGGGCAACGCGGCAGAACGGAATCGCCAAGTGGCGCGGCCGTCGCCTGCCTATCCGCGTCGGTGAGCACGTCTGCTGGTTCTTCCCTATGCTGCATCCGGCGGGGGTCCTGCACGTGCGAGACAATCCACATCTATACGAGCAACAGCTATTCTTGTTTCAGCTCGACATCCGCAACGCAATCGACGCGATGGATGCCGGACTCCCCGAGCCCGTCGTGTGGACGCGCGAGGATGCACTTGCTGACATTGAGTTGATCACCAGTCCAGACGAGGCCATCAACGCCCTACAGACCTTGCGCGACGTCGGCGGGGTTCACGGCGTCGACCTCGAAACCACGCGGACGCGGCCGTACGATGAGAACGCCTGCATCCTGTCTGCGTCCATTTCGAGCGAGGACGGCACATACGCATTCCCGCTCTATCACAGAGATTGCGCCTGGTCGCAGAAAGACACGACGCGCGTCGAGCGCGCATTGGTCGAATACCTACGCAGCCCAGATTGCGCAAAGGTTTGCTTCTCTCCGCTGGAAATGGAGTTCCTGGCTTATTTCTACGGCTGGGAATGCATCGATACGGTGTGGGACGACGCGCAGGCGCAGGCGTTCCTGCTCGACGGTCGTCCCGGCACCCTCAGCTTGGACTTTCTGTGTCTGCAACACTTCGGGATCAACATCAAAGCTATAAACAACGTTGACGTCACGCGGCTCGACGAGACGCCGCTGGATCTGGTGTTGCGATACAACGGCATGGATGCCAAGTTCCACCGGCTGCTGTTCTTGGAGCAAGAGACGACCATCATCAAGCAGAGCCTCGGCGACGTCTACAATCACCACATGGAGCGTCAACGCGCCGCCGTGCTCTGTCAGCTCAAGGGCGTGCCGGTCGACCAGGACGTTGTCAGCGAGATACACGGCGAGCTGCACGACAAAAGGGAAGCGATTGGCGATGAGATTGCCAGCTTCGAGATTGTATCCGACTTCAAAACGCGAACTGGGCACCCATACCGGCCTGTCGCTCCACAAGACGCCAGCATCCTGTTCGGAAGCATGCTCAACTTCCCCGGCAAGGTGAGCGACGAGGAAGGTCTGGAACAGGTTGATCACCCACTTGCTAAGCTGACCGTGGATTGGCGTCATATCAACAAGGCGCTGTCGACCTACGTGCTGCCGGCAATGGTCGGGAGCGAGACGTCGTGTGTTTGGCCTGACGGATTGCTGCACCAGCTGTTGCAGCTGATCAGAACCCGCACTTGGCGGACGTCAAGCGCCGAGCCCAACACGCAGAATTATTCCAAGCACAACGAATTCAAAAAAGTCCGCAAGATGATGCGGAAGCTTGGGTACAAATGCGTGTCGTTTGACTATGGACAGATCCAGGCGCGCAATGTCGCGATGGAGTCGCTTGACGAGGCGCTGATCCAGTCGTTCTGGGATCGCACCGACACGCACGCCGAATGGTGCGAGCAGATCGTGCGGCTATATCCGCGATGGATCAAGGAAGGCGCCGCAAAGCTGGCCACCGATCCAAAGCTGTTCAAATGGTATCGACAGGAGACCAAGAACAAGTTCGTGTTCCCCACGTTTTTCGGTGCAACTGGGAAGTCCGTTGCCGGATATCTCGGCATCCCCGAGGAAATTGGCTACAAAGTGTCCGAGATGTTCTTGGCTGCGTTTCCGCATGTCAAGAACTGGCAGGACAAGACACGTGACAGCTATCACGAGACCGGATACGTCACGGGCCGGTCAGAGTTCCGCCGGTGGGCGCCGGTCGCATGGACCGAGATCATCAACACACCGATCCAAAGCGATGAAGTCCTGATCGTCGGCGATGCCATGGTGCGGCTGACCCGGCGAGAGGACGAGCGGCTGATCCCCAACCTGATGATCCACGACGACCTGACATTCTGGTGGCAGCCACAGGACATCGATAAGCTGGCGCCCATCGTGATTGCCGAAATGCTCGACGTTCCATTCGAGTGGGCGCATGTCGTGCCGATCTCAGTCGAGATGTCGGTTGGCGATGACTGGTTCGATATGGAGGATGTAGGCAAGTACGAATCCGACACGTGGGACGGCAAGGTCAAGAAGCCTCCGCCGAAGAAGCGTCCGGATATCTACGCCAGCGACGAGGAGATCCCATTTTGAGCGACAATACAGAGCTGCCTTATGAGATCTGGGCCACGCAGGGACAGGGCGGTATGAAAGTTGCCGCATTTTCCTCGCAGAAAGATGCCCGCTGGTTCCTAAAAATTTGCATGGCCAAGAAAGACGCCAGCTACACGCTGAACATGGCGGAGAAAAAGGACTCAAAATGAGCGCGCTACATGACAAATACCGGCCGCAAGAGTTTTCTGAAGTTTACGGACACGAAGACATCGTCCGCGCGCTGCAGGGGATGATCGCTGACGACAGTTCTCACTCCTACGTGCTGGCCGGGCCGTCAGGCACCGGCAAGACCACGCTCGCACGCATCGCGGCGAAGCAGCTCGGCGCCGAACCGTCCGCCATCGTCGAAGTGGCGGCTGCGGTCTACAATGGCGTGGACGCCATGCGCGATCTGATCAGCATGGCGCAGTACAAGCCACTCGACTCGGAAGTCCTGGTCTACATTCTCGACGAGGCGCAACGGCTGTCGACTCCGGCATGGGAGGCGCTGCTCAAAATCGTCGAGGAACCGCCTTCGCATGTCTACTGGTTCTTCTGCACCACTGAGATCGGCAAGATTCCGCGTACCATCATGACGCGCTCGGTTCAGCTCACGCTGCGCGAGCTGAGCGTCGACATGCTCTGCCAGCTGGTCGAGGACATCGCCGGCTTTGAGGGCATCAATCTGCCCGAAGGTGTCGCCAGCATGATCGCGGACGAGTCCGCTGGCTCACCGCGGCAGGCGCTGTCGTTCCTTGCCACCTGCGCGAAGGCGACCACGCGCGAGGAGGCATCCGAACTGCTCACCAGCGCGCAGGGCAGTGACACGGTGCGGAAACTGTGCCAGATGCTCGCCGACAACGGCCGCGGCGGGTGGAAGCGCGCAATGTCGCTGGTCGGGGAAATCGACGAGGATCCCGAGTCGACACGCATCATCGTCACACGCTATATGGCGAAGGCGGCGATGGGCGCCAACGGCGATCAACAGGCGTGCTACTTCCTGAGCCTCCTGGAGGCGTTCTCGCAACCGTACAATCGGTCGGACGGCAAGGCGCCGCTGATCCGGTCCATCGGCCAGGTGCTGTTCGCAGGAGGGGGACAATGAACTGGGAAAAGGTCGTAGAAAAGCTCGCTGAGCGCGATGATGGGACCGGGCTGTTGCTGATTTGCGACTTGCGGTCGGCACTTCAGGCGGGTCTTGGTCCTAATCGTAATCCGCGGCCGGTCATGTATAGCCACGATGAGAAGGGATCGATCGTCCTTCCACCGGGTGCGCCATTCGACGGCAACGATGTGCTGATCGAGCTGGCTGAGGGGTGGGTGCAGGCCCGCTGGGAGAATGGAAGATCCTACGACACACTGGACGGGACGGAAACCACTGGGTTCTGTTGGGTGACCCTCGACGACAGCTACCAACAGAAGGATCTCGACAACGCCAAGCGCTGGATGCCGGTTCCGGAGCGCGCGTGATGGCCAGATGGAAAGCAACATGCGGTGTGTGTCGCCACAGCTATGCGAAGACTGATGACCGCAACTCTCCGCCATCGATTTGTCCGAACTGCCGAAAGGCGGGGCGCAGCGTTGGTGCAGGTATTCTGAACTGGACGGAGGTCCGCGTCACCCCGCCGCCGCCATTCAAACCATCAGGAGCTGCGGATGACGTCAAGCCGGCCGCGGTATTCGACGGACCATCCACACAGATCACGCTCGACGACATCCGTGCCCGTATCAAAGCGCTCACCGACAAGCAAATCGTCGAGGAAATGCAGCGCGACACTTACCTGAACCGCGCACGTCAGAAGTTCAGCTCATCGTGTGCTCGGATCGAGAACGCGCATGCACAGCGCACCAAGCCCACAGCGATCGATGTGCGCCGCATGGAGTTCGAGGCGGTGTTGGAGATAGCCGCCGCTTTCGGTGTCAAGCTCTGATATGTTTACAGTATCAGAGGAGCACAGAATGCCGACGCCCAATCGCCCCACCACGCGCGCGCCAACAGGTCAGCGCTCGTCTTCCGCATCGGAGCCGATCGGTATCCGGATTGAGGAACTGGAGGACCTCCTGTCGATCGACGAGAACACACTCGAAGCTTGCTGCCGCGAGCAGCCGGTGCTGTTCTACAAGGTCAGCAAGGAACTCACCCGCGCGCAGTCTTTGCGCGACCAGGCAAGCCAGGATCTCAAGGACATCGAGGCTCGGGTCGATGCCGAGATCCGCAACGAGCCACTCGATGAGGGTGAGAAGAAGCCCACCGAAAATGCCATCGCCAACCGGGTCCGCATGCATCCGTCGGTGATCGCTCTGCGTGACAAGCTACAGATTCGCAATGAGGCCTACGGGACTTTAGCGGCGCTCAAGGAGTCATTCGGGCAGCGCAGCTACATGCTTCGCGAACTCGTCCAGCTGTGGCTCGCCAACTACTACAGCGATATCGAAGCCAAGGATTCTTGGCGCGACATGACGCGCCATCGCGCGGACGACATCAAGGCGCGGCACGCTGAGGAGCGGAGGCGTCGCGAATGACGGATCTCATGCAAGGCCCCACGGGCCTGGGGATCTTTATTCTGGCTTTGCTTTTCGGCATCGTGAGTTCGCATTTCATCCTGAACTTCATAGCCGATGCCGTGTTCAAGGCTTACTTCGACCGCAAGCTCCAGTTCACCAAAAGCGTCATAGAGCTAACAAAGGAGAGACCGCATGGCAATGAGGCCCCGTAACACGACAGGAGGGGGAACGCGCGGACCCGCACCGCCGTCTGGGCGGCGTCCCGCACCAGCCGCTGCGCCCACACGTGCGCCAGCACCGGCACGACGCCCCTCCGGCGGCTTCGTCTACCGGCCGCGCAGCGAGGAGCAGATGCGCAAGGCGGCCGAGCCGCGACAAGGTCGTGGAAATTATGACAGCCCGTTCAAGTCGCAATTCCCTGTCTACAAGCCGGCTGTCGGAAACAATCACGTTCGCATCCTGCCGCCTACATGGGCCAATCCCGAGCACTATTCGTACTCTGTGTTCATGCACAGCTATATCGGCCCGGACGAGGGCACCTACGTCTGCATGCGCAAGATGTTCGGCAAGGCCTGCGCGGCGTGCGAGGAGCACCAGGCGGCACGACAGTCCGGCGACGACGATGCGGCGAAGCGCTATGCTCCCAAGGAGCGGTTCGTCTGCTGGATCCTGGACCGCAAGGGCGAGGAAAAGCTGACGCCGCAGTTGTGGCCGATGTCGGGTCAGCAGGACACCGAAATCGCCACACTCACCGTCGACCCGGTGAGTGGGGAGCTGTTGTTCGTGGATCACCCCGACGAGGGATACGATCTGACGTTCACCCGCACCGGCCAGCGCGTCAATACGCGGTACAGTGCCTTCCGCTTTGATCGCCGGACGTC